TTCCAGTGACAATTATCTCGATGTCACTTACTTTTATTTTTTCCATATTCCGCTCCTTTGCCAAATTCTAAGTTAGCTTATTAACCTCTGTCCACATTTCGGACAGTATTCATCGCTCACTTCTGCGTCATTGCATCCGTTTTCCTCTAAACAGTTGGGGCAGATGTATTCGTCCACATGGATCTCGCAGACTTTCATTGGAATCTGCTTCTTAAGAGCCTTTATTCCCATTTGTGCGGCTGCATAAGTCTCATCTGCCACAGGGCAGCAATGCCAGCTATTCAATTCTTCTATTGCGTCGCTAATTGGAGTAATATCCATAAGTCCAGCAACCTGATCCGTCACTTGTCCTGTGTACAACGCATATTCGTTCATAATTATTTGGATTATGCAATTACCACAGTCACCTGTACATGACTCTGATCCCTCACACGGCATCTCTACATCATCCGGGATACTTTCTCCTCCGCTTGTAAGTGGATTCGTCATGGTACAGCATTCTTCCGGCACCCATACTCCTTCATCAAATTCAACCATTTTTATCATTTTGCCATCTCCTTTCCCTGCCATTGCAGTCCCATTGTTGTGAGTTCACCGTAGGAGAAACACCTTGTAAAGCCTGTCTTGCAATCTCTGGTCTGGACCATATGCGGATAAACCGCTATTACCTCGTATTCCCTGGTCTCGCTGATAAATCGGTGTTGTCCCCGTCCGCGGGTCTCCAGCGGCTCCTCGATGATCTTGTGTTCTGTTTTGATGATAGTGCCTATATGTACATTATGGATGCGCGGCGCAGGATCCGGCAGAAGATTGCCGTCCCAGTCCTTATACTCCTGCATTGTAGTCTCCTTCCTGGACGACTGCTGCCTCTTGGTATCAGCGGCCGCCCCGTGGCTTCGTTTACAGTGTCTATTGTGATTCACTTTATCCAAAAGGCTTATTGATTTTTCTGGACTGCCAGTGCTTTCTGTACGGCAGCATAGTAATTATTCACTCCTGCAATCAGGATCTCCGTCTCGGTCTTTGCCATTTTTTCGGCGCAGTATTCCAGTCGCCGCTTTTCCTCCGGCGTCATCCGGATGATCTTGCTTATTGTTCTGCTTTTCATCTCTGCGCTCCTTTCGTGTATATACAAATTTGTATATACATCATCCCCACTTGTTATAGGTCAGGGCATCCTCGCTCCAGTCTGGATAATGATCCTGCAAATACACTCGGAAGAGTTGCAGCATCTCCTCCCGTCTGCCCTTGTTTCCGTTATCCAGCATCTCATGGTGACTCTGGCAGCCCAATGCACCATTCTGCGGGATCCCGAGACCACCCCGGGAGCGCGGTATGTAGTGCATGATGCTCTGCAGCTGCTGTCCGTACCAGGTGACGTCCTCCATGTGATATCCCATACGGCAAAAGATGCACTGGTACAGATCCCGCTCCTTGATGCTCTGACGAGAGGCGGCATTAAACTCCCTCGCTCTCGCCTGTTTCGACATCTTCGGCATCCTGTCCGCCCCCTTTGCTGAGTTCTTCCAGACGGTCCAGATAACCAGCGATATCGGACAGCTGCTGTCTGGCGGCGCTGATCAGATCCATCTCGACATATCGTACCAGGTTCTCCACGCTGCCACGGATGGACTTACGGTAAGCGTCTCTCTTGTCACCCTCGTCCGGACAGTATTGCGGAAAGTCTTTTTCTATGTCGGTCTGCCCCGGTACCTGTTCTTCCGTGACCATGGCTTCGGTATTCTGATTATCCGTGCCAAACTCCTTGCCCACCGTGTCGGAATCCACACAAGCCGTGTCATTTACCTGTGTTTCCGGTTCATTTTCTGCTGGATCCGGTTCAGCTCCCGGAATGGTCATCTGCTCAGGCTTCTTTTCCGGTTCCATGGTCTTTTTCTTCGGCTCTGTATTTGCCTTGGTTACACGGGATTCCTTGCGCTTTTCCGGTTTCTTTTCTTTCGGAGAGTCGGTCGGTTGCACCGGTGCAATTTCCGGTTCTTCCGGTGTTAAGTCCTCGCCATATAACATCTTGTACTTCTCCTCAGGACTGCTGCCTCCAAGAAACAGGGAATCTACCTCAAGGCAGATTTTTTGTGGTGCATATTCATGGCGCTCCATTGTTTTCATATTGATTAGCTTTGCACCATCAGGATTTACAATGATCTGTGTACGGCGTTCTCCCGGGATACGGACGGTATAGACTGCGTCTCCCTGCGGTATCAGGGCATCCATAATGTATGTATTAAGCGGATGCATGTCTGTGTTGCAGATCGTCCACAGCTTCCGGAAGAGATCTTCCTGCTCCTTACCCAACTGCCAAAGGTTACGGTACAGCGGCGATCCCTCCGGCGGAAGCATTGGCTTGTCCGTTACGGCTACTGCCTCCGCCCGCTCTATCTCGACCTCGATGTCCGTGACCTTGTCCTCCGCATCCACCTCGTCTTTAATGTCCTGGATCTCCGCCTTGGACAGTGTGGGTGGAAGTGCCTCATTGATCTCGTCCGGGATCTGCAGCATCAAAGTAAGCTTTGCATACCCAAATCCCTTGTAGCTCGGGAGCAAATGATCAGAGTAGCCATCCTCTGAAAATCTATCATTGATGCTGATAAAACGGCTTACCTGCGTCTTATCTATGCCATATTCTGCCTTGGCAAAGTCTGTTACAGTCGCATATCCGCTCTCTTCCAGTACATTTGTATCCCTGGCCACCTTGAGCAGATAACCGATTTGTACAAAGTCCTCTGCTGTCCGGGTGAGGACTGCATCCAGCTCCTGTTTATATTCCTGATATGTTTTTTGATAAATGATATGTTCCATTACCTGTCTCCTTTTAATATACTTTTGGTGCTCTCTGAATAAATTTCTCCTCGTATCAGACTCAACATGATATCTTCCCCGAATTCTTCCACCTTGGACTCTCCGCCGTGTACTTCCAGCACGTCATCTATAGGTACTATGATTGCAGGTCTTCCCGCACACGTCCGAAACATTATCTTGCTTTCGTCGATCTTATCTACTCTTGCATGCGCCCATTTTATATCCCCGTCTGTCTGAAATCTGAACAAGTATATCCCTCGTTCCCTTACTGCCACTCTATTAATTTCATGCTGTTTGCCCTTTATGTCTGCAAAATACATTTAAACTACCTCCATCAGATCTTCCGCCAGTCCTTTGAGGACCACGGTATTATTCTTAGCCTTCAGCTCTTCTATATTTTTCTGCCGCAGGATCTCACTCTGTGCAGCATATTCATGGTCCTGCTTACTCATACGCTTACGAATCACCTTTTGCCATTCCCGCAAGAACGGCTTTATCTCCTCAATGCCCGGCTCCTCGTCGTATGCTCCGCGATGCTGGCGGATGGTCCCGCCCGGTTCTACCTCGATAGTATAAAAAGGCTTGTCCGGGGACGACTGCTGCCTCAGAAAGCAGATATATGTCTCTCTGCTGACAATTCGGTCAAAGTACCGCTCTGTATTGCCTACACAGTGATGCAGTGCCATTCCTTCCGCAGTAATCTCCATAAAGTTCTTCGGAACCACAATGCAATAGGTGTCGTTCTGATATTCAAACTTCGCACTGATCTCAGAGAGGATATCTTCATACCCGGGATACTTGTCCCTCATCTCCTGCGCCTGTCTTGCCGCTTCTCTTGCATCCCGTTTCCGCTGGATTTCTTCCCTGCGCAGTTCCATCTCTGCATTGACTTCATCATGCCGCCTCTTCAATTCTCTTGGACGGTGCACCAGAGCATCCTCCATGTGTTTCCCTAAATTCATTGCCATGGTGAGATAATCTTCGTACTGATCCCAGACTCCCGCTATCGTTCTGCTGGGATAGCTTTCTTTTTTCTGCCGGTTGATGTAATTCATTAACTGTTCCGGTGTCAGGTATTTTCCCGCTTCCGACTGCAGATATTTATCCGGTTCGATCTTATTTTTTTCTGCCCAGGATATGTACTGCTCTGACAGCTTCTTTTTGTTGAGGTCGGACCACTGCAGCCAGCGCAGCATACACATTCCGCCGTCTGCCTGTCTGAGACGGTTGATCAGCTGTTTATCCTCTATCTGCAGGATCTCTTCTACGCTTTCCCCGGATACATCAATCGTTTTCCCAGAATATCCTCCCCAGTAGGTGATGCACTGTGACAGTTCATCCAGCAAGCGGTTAAAGCGTCCCTTTGCCATATATTCTGCGATACCGGTAAACTCTCTGTTACTTTCCGCCATGAGACCGTTATAGTGCGCTTTTATTCCCATCTGGGCAAGCTTCGGAAATACATCTGTCCATGCCTCATATGCCGTACCCTGTAATCCGGCCTGAATACCTTCTGTGTCCGGATACAGGTAGGCGCTGTGCCACCGACGGCTGCTGTTATTTCCTGTGCTCCATCCCGGCCAGTACTGGCTCCCATAGTAATAAATTTTCATGATATCCTTTGCTGTGTTCCGCAGCATCATCAGCCGGATGTGCTCCTCCAGTTCCGTGGTTCTTGTTCCGTATCTGTCCCACTCTACGGTCACCTTGAAGTGCCGCTCCACTCCCTGTTTATCATCCACGTCATGGATCATGGTAAGCCAGTCTGTTGCAACGATTAATAAATCCGCTCTCTTATCCACGGTCAGTGTATGTCCACACAGCGGGCAGGTGATCTGCTTCCTGTGCTTTACCGGGATGCCTGCTGCCTCTTCCGGAAAATTCCCACCACAGGCCGTACAATGGCAGGTCTTTTTCTGCTTGTCATAAAAGGCATACTGGAGATCCCCTACCATCTGCTCTGTGATCCAGTCATATACTTCCTTCCCCGGACGCGGACATTTGCTCATCAGTCTGCGAATGCGCTCTTCTTTGCTGTTTCTGGCCTGTTCCCGCTTTTCTGCGTTATAGTCCGTCTCCATCCGCTCTATGCGCTGCAGTACATCTTTTACCCAATCCTTCTTCTCTCTGGTAAGACTATCCAGTTTCCGGATCTGCTCCGGTGTCAGCCATTCTTTCTCTTTCAGCCGGTAATCCCACTGACTTCTTTCGTAGTTATCTGTACAGCTGTTGATATTTGTTGCCTGCTTTATGCCGGTATCCGGATAATAGGTGCCGTACTCCCATGTTTTCAGGTTGATCGCATGACGGCAGGTATTATTTCCGCCCCTCCACACATCCAGGATCAGGTAATTCTCCGTTGTCTGGAATGTGATCTGCTTAGTTCTTTTTGCATCTGCCGGTATCATCGGCGCCCTGAGTATTTCTGTCCACTTCATGACTGCTGCCTCCTCTCTGCTTCTGCCAGGTCCTCCAGCGTGTACCACACGCCCGGCAGGATATAGACTCCATCCACATCAAAAATCTTGGCCGCCGTGATCTTTCCTTTTTCTTCCCGGATCAGCCCCAGGTGTGCTCCGTCACAGCCGCTTACTTTGGGATGGATTCCCCTGGCAATGGCGATCCCGTCGGGGATTCTGATCTCTGCTGTGTTCTCCTTTACCTGCACCATAAGGTTAGACGCTTCCCAATTATCCCGGCGAGGATGATGTATCATGTAAAGCATGGCTTCTTTGGCGATATCACGGTTGGTCAGTTCTTTCAACAATGTCAGCCTCGTGCATGCAATGCGTGTATTACTGCCGTCTTCCGCTATGTCTCCTTCTGCCTTTGCCTTAAAATACCGGTGATCCCTACCCAGTCCATAGTATCTCGCACAGTCCAGTACATACTCGCAGGCATGGAGACCGGTATCACCGCACTTTGATTTTTCTGCTGTAGCCGGTACGCCCAACTGATACTGGAATGTTCCCTGCCCCATCGTGCAGGTCATATCATTGTTCGTTGCTTTGTATACGATCATTTCTTTTCTCCCATGTAATAATCCAAGATGATCTTTTTCAGATCATCCCGGCTGCACATCCCGATCTGTCCGGCACTCTCCGGCAGTCCTGCTGCCTTCGTGATTCTCCGGTCAACCGTTACTCGGTTTTTCGATGCCATCTTCAGTCCGGCGGCCAGCACGTCCAGTAACTGCTTGCCCGGGGCAAATACAGCATTTGCCAACGCAGCACCGTCCTCCGGATGATCCATCGGATAGTCTGTCAGCATCTGTACGATAAAGTCCTTCCAGTCCTTCATTTGACTTTCAAGGTGCAGGTCCTGTTCCTCCATGTTCAGCTTGCCGATGGCCGCCATCGTGGCATTACAGAGAAAGTCTTCCGGGTCCTCGCTCTCCATGTACTCCTCGGCATCTTCTTTCTCCAGTCCGTTCTCAACAGCGATCCCGATCAGCGCTTCCAGGTCTCCCTCTTCCTTCTGGGCGGCTGCTGCCCTGTTCAACTCCTCTACTGTATTAAAAACTCCAAATTTCTTCTCCATCTTTTCTCCTTTCCCCGGTTGCACCGGTGCAACTTGTAAATTTTCTTTACCAGTTCAGTCGGTTTCACCTTGTAACCGACTGTTTTTCTGTCAAATTGTTATATTTTCCATGTTTTGTTGACGTTAACAAAATCGTCTCTAATATGAGTACTCTACTCATGCTGTTAGTTTTTCAATACATCTGCAAAAATGTCTTTTAATGCCCGCTTCAGCGGCAGATTAAACCGCATCCACTCCGCATATTCGTGCTTTTCGCTCTCCGCGAGCAGGATATGTCCTCCGTCCTCAACCTCCTGCAGGACCATTTCCCATAGGATAGCATTCTTGACGTCGTTTCCCCTGGCGCTCTTCCATCCGTCCCTTCTCCACTTCTCCGGCCAGTGCTGCTGTATGGCTGCTGCCACATTGCTGCACTCTGTGTGGATCACCACCGTGCAAGCATAGTTGAGACGCTGCAGTGCATCCCGGATGGCATAAAGGACGGATGCGCTCTCCGTGGTGTCGTCATACTCGGCAATCTGCGGAGTAGCTTCGTAGTCACTGCCGTTCTTTCTCTTCGTGCGCATAATATACATCACCCGGCCGGATCCTTTTGCAGATCCCCGGAGAGTCGTGCCTATAAAGATATCCACTACTTTCAATTCATTTTCCAATTTATCAACACCTCCTTACCCTGTTCGGCGGTTTCTTCCGCTCGGTGCTCTTAAGTCTGATCAACGTGTAACTCCGGTACAAAAATCCTGTGACCGGATTGATGCCCTCATGGATCCGTGCTATGTAATATCCCTTTGGCGGTTTGACTTCCGGCTTCCATCGGACCAGCTTGTCCTCTTTCGGCTCCGGAAGTGGCATATTGCGGCTGGTATTGTAAGATGACTCCGCAATTCTGGGCTTGCCCGGTGTGCCGTTCGCCCGGGACTCCGCCGTGTGCTCGTCCTTGGTCAGGTAGGCTGCCAGTAACTCCATGTCATCCCCGTTAAATTTGCTGTTCCGGATCTCCGCCACGTAGGTACCTCCCTTGGTCCATGCCTTGGTTACAATGGCAGCCACATCACCCTCTGGTGTCTGCTTGATCACAAGATGGATGTGCCACGCTCCCTTGGTTCCACGCTCAATGTTGCGGATCCAGTAGAGCGGTGCTCCTCTCAGCCGATAGATCTTTCTGACCTTTGCCATCGCCTTCTGGAAATCCTTCAGTGCTCCTGCCATATCTGGCGGACGGTTCTCCATCGCATAAGTCCATGTGATAAACAGGTCTCCCTGGTCAAAGTACTGTATCAGTCTCCACCGGCACAGCCTCGCCTTATTCCTCCGGTTGATCAATCTCACCTGTTCCTTGGTCGGCTTCTCCTTCTTCTGTCTGGTCTTTCCCTTTCCTCCGTAGTTCCCGTCATGGTACTCTTCTACATCCAGTACATCCCCATGCTTCAATCTCATTTTCTTTCTTTTAACCATGTCTCTGTATCCTAACTTTAATATCTTTATCAAGTGCGCAGGGGCTTCAAAAAGCCCCGTTTTTCTTGACTTTTTTAGTCCACAGAGTTACAATTATCTTGTCTATATACGTAGCTCTGTGAGCTGGCCGGCATCGCCAAATGCCGGCTTTTTTATTGCTCTGCGTAGACAGGCTCTACTATGTAGTTATCCGGTGACCAGTAGTACCGCTTTTTGCCTGTCAGCAGGTACTCCACGCTTTGGATCTCCCTATCGTAGTACTCCACTGTGCGTTTAATATCTGCCCTCTCACGCTGCAGGCGGTCCAGTATGACCCGGATGGCATCATCGGTGATTGTGATGTACCGGATACCCTTCATCATGACCAGATGTGCGTCCTGATACTTTCGGAGAACATACGGAAAAACCTCCTGCGCCTCGTGGTCAACCAGCATCATCAACGGCTCTGTTGGGGTCTGTTCCAACCTCTCCATAATCTCCTGCACTCTCTCGTCTTTCACGCATCCCACCTCCTCTCAGTTTCGCTATCCTCTGCTCCATATTCCGTGCCCTTCGGCGCTTTTCCTGCCATTTTTCGACCTGATCCTCACAAAAAAGGCAAAAAATAAAAAGCATAGCCGCCAAACCCATGATTATGGCGATCTGCTCTCCTACTTCTGTTGTCTTAAATACCGGCTCCAGCAGCAATGCCCCGAGAATCGATATCACTATGTCTTTATACATCCGCACTCTCCCCCTCTATCTGCCGTTTTATCTCTTGTATCTCATTGATTTTTGCGCTACATATGTCCTCTTCCATCTCGAGAAATCTTAGCAAGGTTTCCTTCTGCGCCTGGTTGGTCGTGATTACCTGCACACCGCTAAATATATAGAGTTTAGCTGCAGGGGTTTCCCGCTTGACCTGCTCATATACGCACTGAGCCAGGCTTTCATTGGCCGACTGCCAGAACTCTGCGCTGTCCTTGTTATTCATGACTTCTCTTACATAATAACTTTCGTCTATGTTCATATTTGCCCTTTCTGATCACGCTCTCTGCGTGGTGCCCGGCGCCGAGCCGGACACTACTTGAACAGAAGATCCAAAGGATCGATCCTATGCCGCTATAGCAGTGACGACACAGGATACGGAGGTGTGGTGCTGTCAGATGACACCACGCACAGAACGTGATCTATTATGCTTGTCCATGCCCTCTACGTGGTGCCCAGGTTGGTAAGCCTGGACACACACGCTAATTGTGTAAAAGGGGGAGTGTGGTGTCGGGTAACACCACGTACAGGGCACGGATATTTGCAGTTATGCTGTTTCTTTTTCCTTCTTGACTGCATATCCCAGGGTCTTCAGACTCTGTTCATTCAGCCGTAAGGCAATCTCTGCCTTTTTCATGGGATCCATGTCATCCAATGACAATACCTGGTCCCCGATGTGGATTAAATTTACAATCCGCATATGTACCTCCTGACTGCTTTTTTACAGCTTATGGTGCTATGGTTGTCTAAATTGCATTCTCTAACTGGAAGATTGCCCACCGCAGCGCTGCCTTGGTGTCCTCATCAATGTCATCGCGCTCCAACAGAGCATATAATCTATCGATTCTCTCCATTCCTGCTGCCTTCTTCCCTAATATCCTTTGGCTCTTGCGGACACCAGCTCTGCGAGAGCCTTTGTCTTTTCGGTAATCTCATTCTCCATGTCGGTACCTTCATCGATACGCTTTTTGATGTGCTCAGCCAGTGCATCGATCAGTTCGTCTACTTTGCTCATTGCTTATTCCTCCCTTCTTAAATAGTTCATTGGCAGCTCCCCGTTCTTGTGATAAAATTAATTTGAAAGGTGGAGTTATGAATGTATAAAAAAATAAATCCGGTAAATATTGTCTCCAATGAACCAGGATACAGGTTCGAATACCCTACTCCAGGAGTTTGCCCTATCTGCGATACAGCTACAGATGCACAAGTTCTGACATCGTTCTATATTCAGCGAGAAAGTCTCAACTGTTATGTCTTTATTTTGTTTTTTTGTCACAGTTGTGAGGCCTGTTTTATGGGAGTTTATCAATGCCCCTATCCATCTGCCGGAACCACTAATCGTTTATCACAAATACGTCTGGTTCCTGATGGAGAAGAAGTTTCCTATTTTTCTGATAGAATTTCCTCTCTTTCTCCTAAGTTTGTAGAAATATATAATCAGGCCGAAAAAGCAGAACAATGGGGTCTTTCAGAAATATGTGGCATGGGGTATCGCAAAGCTCTTGAATTCTTAGTCAAAGACTTTGCAATTCTTATGTCCCCAGAGTCCGAAGAAACAATTAAAACAAAACAACTCTCTCCATGTATCAATGACTATATTGATAACAAACGAATTAAGGCATTGGCAAAAGCTTCTGCCTGGATTGGTAATGATGAAACACATTACACCAGGAAACATGAGAGTTATACTACTGATGACCTAAAATCCTTTATCACAGCAATGGTAACTTTCATCGACTCAGAACTTGCCTTTATGGATGCGGAACAGTTCCTACGCAAATAGACTCCTTGACGACCTTCGCGTCATATTCAATGAGTGGCTTACAATGTTCTTTATCCATCTCTGCCAGAAAATTTCCTTCGAAATCCCAGTACTGAACAACTTCACGTACTGGGTCTTTTTCTGTTCCCATACCTCTTTTAGATTTTGTTTCAATCACTTGTATTACTTTTGCACTTTGTGTCCCATCCGGTCTTATCACTCCTGCTGCCTCCTTCTTGAATATTCTATTGTATTACGTTTTGTTTTCTCCTATAATAATTTCAATAACTTGTCACACTTTAAGGAGATACGCTATGAAACTTAATCCCGACTGTATCCGTGGAATTCTTCTTACCGTTGAAGAAAAATGTAATTTTGATACTCCGTGGGAGTATGATCGAGATACTTTTGAATCTGAATATTTAGCTGAATTTTCTCATGAAGAAATTGTTTACCACATAAAGCAGGCCAGTGCTTCTAATCTCATTGAGAATGTCCATTACTACGACGGAGGTGCTACAGTTCTAATTGGAGATCTCACACCTCTTGGTCATGAATTTCTGTCCAATATTCGCACTAAAGCCTTGTGGAATAAAGTAAAGTCAAAAGCCGCTGATGCTTCGCTTTCTATTCTTATGGAACTTGCAAAACGTGCTGCTACGAATTACTTTCTTGGGTTGGATATCTAACCAATAATTTCAGATTTAGTTCCGCCAGATTTCCTTTACCCACTTTCTTCAGTTCATATTCCTTTACATGATGGATCTGTTTTTCATCCAGCCAAATCTCGAAAGATGATTCATCTGAAGCCACAATTTTAAGCTTATGTGGTTCCTTCATTCCTGCTGCCTCCTTTACTGTAAAATTCCTTGCATCCTCCACCCTCTTTTTCTATAATTGATAATGTTCAGTTAACAATTCATAAAATTCAAAGGAGTGATTCCACAATGAAATTAGATCTTGATTGTATGCGTTCTATTCTCCTTGAAGTTGAAAAACAACCATTTAATCATGAACTGCGAATCAAAGATTTAGAGAATCTATTAGAAAATTATTCGCACGATGAACTGGAATACACTTGCTTAAAACTTCAAGAAGCAAACTTTATAAATGCAAAAACAGTTCACAATCCCTATTCGTCTTCTGTTATTTATGTTCTTGATCTCACATACGCTGGTCATCAATTTTTGGATGAAGTTCGTGCCGACAATATATGGGATAAAACAAAGAACATTTTTTCTAAAATTGGGGCTTCTTCCGTTTCAGCCGCAGCGCAGATTGCCAGCGCCATTTTAATGGAACTTATAAAAAAAGAACTTGGAGTTTAGATAAAATTTCTTTTATTATGCTGTCTGAGTTTCTCTTGATATCCTTTTCCTCAGGCATTGGATATCCCTTTTCCTTAAAATAGTGCGCCAATGTTTTGAACGACAGCCAGCTAAACACCCAGCCCACTGCACAAATCGCTGCTATTATTGCAAGAATCCATGTCATCTACTCTTCCTCCTTTGCTGTGGTGCTAGCTTTTAGCTAGTTTATCAGGCAAAAAAATATCATCTATCGTACACTTATAAATTGTGCACAGCTTTGATAATTGTAATACATCTGGAGAAGTATAGTTACTCTCCCAATTCATAAGCGTATTCGGAGATATATTCATCATTGCCGCTACTTCTTTTTGATTCAAATTAGCATTCACGCGTAATGCTTTAAGTGAGACTTTCAAGTAAATATCACCGCCTTTCTGTTTTACATTATACTCGCTTTTAGCTAGCTGTCAATACCAAAAGTTAAATATTTTGTGTTTTGTATTGATTTTTCATCGCTTTTAGCTTATAATCATAGCAAATGGAGGTGCATTAAATGTCAGATGAAGAATACAAAAAAGTATTTTCCAAAAACCTTCTTCATTTTTTGGAAATAAACGGTAAAAACCAGGCAGATCTTTGTAAATATATAGGCGTTTCTTCTGCAACCGTATCTGATTGGTGTAACGGTAAGAAAATGCCTCGAATGGATAAAATTCAATCTATCTGCAACTGGCTTCATATAGAAAAATCCGATTTATTAGAAAGTCAATCTGCGGATTCTGCATCATATTATTTGAATGAAGATGCCAGAGATATGGCGCAGTTTCTCTTTGAAAATCCGGAATACAAGGTCCTCTTCGATGCTTCCCGGAAGGTGAAGCCGGAGGACATCCAGTTCGTAAAAGAAATGATCGACCGGATGAGCAACCAGAACGGATGACCAAGGCTCATACATATTCAGAGGAGGTGGCTGACATTGGATATCCATTCAGTACTGGCAACGCTGCCATACAGCATCAAAGCCTATGTGGTGGCAAATCCCGATATGAGCTTTACCATCGTCCTGAACGATGCTCTGTCCTTCGAGCAGAACCAGAAATCTTATCTGCATGAGTATGCACATATCATCAATGGCGACTACGACAGAAAATGCTCCGTGGATATGATCGAGATCGGAGCACACAAATAATGTTATCTACTTCGACTCGATAGTTGTGTTGGAGCTGATATAGTTGCACCGGTGCAACTTTCCAAAAATAACAATTTACATAATATATTTTTTGTTTAGAATACTTGACAAGATTTTTGCATATGATATAATGTCACTAATTAGTGAATGACTGCTGTGCGGTCGCGAAAGAGTCTTGGAATTGTATTCCAAGGCTCTTTTTGCATACAAAGGAGGATCAATGATTCATGGGAGATAAAATCTACTATTCAACACCTGAAGATCAGTTGAAAAAGCTTATATCTCAAAATCTAACTATCTATGACCAAGATCATGCTCTTACCGGCTTGAGACTGTTTGGTTATTCCAATCTGATTAAAAGTTATAGAGACCCATATATTCTTAAATCCGATGATACAATCATGTACCGCGATGGTGTAAGCTTTGAGCAAATATCTTCTCTATATTTTTTTGATAAAGCTCTACGTAATACAGTAATGGCTTCTATGCAGGATTTAGAAGAGCATATTAAAGAGATTGCTGCCAATGTAATTGCTCAATCATTTGGGGTAGATCCTTCTTCTTATCTACAATATCGTAATTACCAAAACAAGAGAAAGCGAAAAGAGCGCTTCTCTCTTAACGGCATTCTTCATACAATGAATGAGGCTTTAACCACTGACAAAGAACCAATTCATCATTATATGGAAAAATATGGAATTGTACCACCATGGATATTATTCAAAAGTATTTATTTTTCCACAATAATCAACTATATCGATCAATTCAAAATGCCCCAAAAGAAATTGATGGTTTCTTATCTGTATAATTCTGAAAAATTAGGTCTTTCAGAAGAGGCATTATGCAAACTGATGATGGATACCTTGTTTATTTGTATGGACTATCGCAATATGTCTGCACATGGCGGACGCATATATAATTATACAAGCAGTAACATTTTACGTTCACACGAAATTTTCGGTGAGGACGAACCCGTCCCTATCCGTGGATTAAGTAAATTACTATTTGTTCTTAGTCTTTTTGAATATAAAAATCCTTATAGCCGCTTGAGTCGTACATTGGATGTTGAGTTAAATAGACATTGTAAAATTTTTCCTCAGGATATAACTTATCTCGGGCAAATTTTGAACGTTAATATTACACAAGAAGATCGCGTTTGGATATCGGAAAACAGCAATAAATTTCATAGCCTGCAACATTGCTCAGGGTTGGAAAATCCTAAGCGCATTAGTCTTAAAGATGCACAACAGGCTGGTTATATTCCTTGCAAACGTTGCTGCAACACTGATAAATTTAAAAACTAAAAAATCAGCCCCAGTGCGCCAACACCAGAGCTGATCCGATCTTACCGGGGAATCCCGTATAAAATCACCTTGAACAAGTGCATTTTATCATTTTCCCGGGCAGATTGCAATGCAAACATATGTCCGGGCATTTTTATGCCCATTTTTCCGTACATTTACTTAGGAGGAATGTGCAATGGCAAAGAAAGTGATGCGTAAATCTGCTGAGTCCACGGACCGGATCCGTACCGGGGCTGCCTATATCCGTGTCAGTACCGATGATCAGCTGGAGTATTCCCCGGAGTCCCAGTTGGAGGAGATTAAACGATACTGCCTGCAGCATAACATCCTGCTGCCGTCCGAATTCATCTTCGTGGAAGAGGATGGACGCTCCGGCCGTAAATCCAGTAACCGATATGCCTTCCAGAATATGATCGCAACAGCCAAGACAAAGCCAAAGCCCTTCGATGTCATTGTCCTGTGGAAATTCAGCCGGTTTGCCAGGAATCAGGACGAGAGTACTTTCTACAAATCCATGCTCCGGAAAAAACTGGGCATCGATGTGGTATCCGTCAGTGAGCCACTGATCGATGGCATGTATGGCCGCCTCATCGAAATGATCATTGAGTGGCAGGATGAGTTCTACTCCGTCAACCTCTCCGGGGAAGTCCGCCGTTCCATGCTCTCCCGCGCCCGCAAGGGTCTCTATAATGGTAAGATGCCACTGGGATACACCAAAGCCCCGAATGAAAATCCTGTCATCGAAGAGCAGGAATCTGCTATTGTCCGTAAGATCTTCGATATGTACGCCACCGGCAGCGACATCAACTACATCACCAGAGATCTGAATGACCATGGATACAAGACAAAGACTGGCAAGCGTTTTGATCAGGAAGGTGTGATCTACATACTGGAGAATCCATTTTACATCGGCAAGGTACGTTATAACATGCGGGAATCCAGTGCCACCAGTACCCTGCGGGATCCCGAGGAATGGATCATCAGTGACAGCCACCATGAGCCGATCATTGACATGGATACCTGGAACATAGTCCAGGAGCGTCGGGAACACAGCAAGAAGCTGATGCAACGCTATGAGCATCCGGTCTCTCACACGAAGCACTGGCTGTCCGGTCTTGTAAAATGTCCAGTCTGTGGTAAGTCCCTGTCACATAAAGAAGGTTATCCCCGGAAGTCCACTCACGGCGGATCTTATATCTCCGGCGAGGGCTTCCAGTGTCTGGGATACATGAAAGGGCTTCATACAGGCTCGCAATACATCTCTGCAAAGAAACTTACCTCTGCCGTAATTACGTCGCTTCATGAGGTACTGGAGAGCGTCACGGACGTATCCTTTGAGCTTGTCCGCACCTATGAACCGACTGTAGAGCTGGACAGGCAGCGTTATCAGCGTGAACTAGCTTCCCTGGATCGAAAGTTGGAACGCATCAAGGAAGCATATTTGAATGAAATTGATACTCTGGAAGATTACAAACGGAACAAAGAGATGATCGAGAAGCGCCGTGCAGATTTGGAAGCTCTGCTCTCAGAGCTGACGACTGCTGCCTCCGGTCCTGAGAACTACAAGGAGCAGTTCTTAAGCCGTGTGCAGTCTGTCCTGGATATCATCGAAAGTGACGCACCGAATGACCTGAAAGCGGAAGCCCTCCGTGGCATTGTGCGTAAGATTGTGTTCTACAAGGATACAAATACCCTTGAATTCCACTATTACCTCATGGTAGAATGAATCCTGTAACCCGCATAAACACTGAGGTTATAGAATAGTAGCTGTATTTCCGGCCATCCCCCACCATGCCCCGCATCCAATACAATCAATGACATAAAAAAACTCCCGCATATCCTTTTGTTTCATGATATGCGGGA